AGCATGAACGGGTCATCCTCTGTCTTGTCCGCGATGTTGATACGCACCAACTCAGGGCTATAAATGCTCTCCACCATTAAGTAGTCACCCAGCCTCAAGTCCAAACTCGCTGGGTTCAGCAGCTCTTCATCGAATGGGACGACCATTTGGCTCTTGCGGCACCGAGCCTTGATCTCCCAATCACACAGAACTGCCATCCCTAGGACGCAAAAATCAATCCTACTTAGAACTCACTCATTCACCAAAATGACCCAACCAGTTCCAGGGCCTTGTGACTGCCAACGCTGGTAAAACGCTGCTTGCCTCACACGGACGTTACGTCCCAGATGCGGATTACTGTGTCCGCCCTTCTCCATTTCGGGATAGCCACGAGGATCTTGCATGATCCACTCTGGATCGTTGCTGTTCTTGCCCGCATAACCACTAATCACGCTCCAATGACCACAGCCAAGGCCATTGCACATGGGTGGTTCACCACGAAGCATGTTGCCGTGATGCAACCAGCCAACCAACACTGGTCTGCCAGCTTCGACTTCAAGCTCCACCATGTCAGCGTCACCGTCTTCACGGAACTCAGCTTTCAAGCCAAGACTCTCTAACGCTGCGATCTGAGCCTCTACCGACGTGGTGTCTCCATACTTGGCACGGATCTTGTTGTACTCGTCATCAGTACGCACCTTTTTATAAAACGCTGCCACCATCGCAGCCGCTGAACTGAAGCACTCGCGGTATCCCGTTCCAGTCTCGTTGTCGAGCTGTCTGAAGTAAGGCATGTAGATCTGCTGGTCATATCCACTCTCCTTCCACGCTTGAAACCAATCTGCTTCGTGCTCCTCCAGTAGTTCCGCTGGCATTGACTCCTCAAGTTGTTTAATCGCAGCCAGCTGATGGGGCGTGCCACGGAAAAACTGAAAAAACGGCAGCAGGGCAAGACCCATGGCCATTAGCAGCAAGGTCACTTGGATAATGCCGGACGCCACCTATTTTTCAACTCTCGTGTCAGGCAATAGCAAATCCTTCAAGTGCTTCACTGCAAGATCATCCAAATCGTTGTCGGTGCGAGTCACGATCCGCTCCAACATCGCAATGATCAACTCTTTGAACGCTCTGGAG